TAGTGTATCTATAGCTGTACCTAGAGAAATGTTTTGAGCCGCCACATTCATATTGTTTAAATCGTATATTTGCTTTGCGGTTAATCCCATAATTATTCTCCTTTATAATTCAATCTCGTCCCCAATATTAAATCCCTCTTTAATACCGATATTTTTTTCAATACCATTCCCGAATTTATCTTTCAATATAACTTTATCCGGTAATATATTCAAAATAATATATTTTTCTTTCGGTTGAGATTTCTTCTTAGGGGTTTTCTTTTCTTTTTTAATTTCAATTATTTCTTCTTCAATCTCCTGAAGTTCTTCTATTTCTTTTTCTTCAGGGATAACTTCAATTAAATCTTCATCATAATATTTTTCATCTACCATATTAGTACTCCTTATAAAAATAGGTAGTGAGATAAAACTCACTACCTATTATTTTAGATTAGCTAGTTACGGTAACAACTACACTGGAATCAACTGATGAAGCCGAGGTTACATACATACTAATTGTAGCCGAACCTGCTGTAACTCCTGTTACAATGCCTGTATTAGCACCAACTGTTGCAACTTCACTGGCACTAGTTGAGAATGTTAAACCAGAATTCGGTGCTTTAAACGAAGTTCCCGAATTTGAAATAGCATAAATAACAAGTGTTTGTGTTTCAGCCGCCTCCAATGAGAAAGCCCCACCGGAAACAGAAAGGTCATAAATATTGTCATACCAGTTGGTATTGTCAATAATTTCCACAATCTTTGCGTAATATTCGTCTGATTCACACGCATCACTTGATGTTGCAGGAGAAGCCAATGCTGTACCCGTTAAAGGTGTATTTGCAATACCGTCTGCTGTCATAGAAATAGTGAAACCACCAGAAAGAATAACATTAGGAGCAATAATCTGCACCATACCAATTTTGTTTGTGGTAACATCAGCGGAATTCAACTGTGTTTCCATAACTAATTTTACAACACTTGGAATCATGTTAGCTTTAATTGTGATTTGTTGACCTTCGGTTAGATTTTGTTTGTAGTATCTTACACAATAATCCCCATCATCACCTTCGGTTGTGAATGTGCTTCCTGTGAAAGTAACACGTCTTACAACGCCACTTGAATCTTCTGCCCAACCATAAATGGTTGTACCATCATAAGCAATGGGTGTCCCGCTAACTGTACCGCTACCACCAGAAACAGCTACTTCTTCTTCCGCATAGTAATTTCCTAATTCGTAATCACTACCAACGGTTTCTCCCAACATTTGTAAGTTCCATTGGGTATCAGTTAAGTTAAATGTCATTTCACCCGTGTGATAATAAATATATTGTAATTTATTGCCTACACCACCACGAACAGGTGAAGAACCAAGAGAAACTTCAATAGAGCTGTCTAACAAAGTTTTTCCTGTGAATAAAATGTTGTCGTTGCTATCATAGGCGTATACATCAGCAACAGACGTAAGAAATTTACGATAAGCCATAATTTAATCCTCCTATTTTTGTCTTGAAGACGCTTCTTTTTTAGCGTCTTCGAAATTAAGTTTCTTTTGGATTGCTTCCAAATCCAGAGCTACATCTTTGTACTTGTCCTCTTCATCTAAGTTTTCTAACCAGTGTTTGATAGCAGACTTGTCTTTAAATTCTACAAAACCAGACATAGATGCTGTCATATAAATCTTATAATGTATAAGATTGTTTAATCGTTCTATACTTTTTATAAACTTTCGAATTGTCATTGAATAAATATAATCCAGTTCCCATCCAGTTACAGTAGATAAGGCAATCATATAATCCTCAAGTGTAGCTGGTTTTGAACCTCTATTTTTGTACTTCCTTGCTTCTTCCAGAGAATCTCGTACTTCTTTGGATATATTTTCATCAGGAATATCTACTAAATTTTGCTGGCATATTATGTTTTTTATATCAATAAAATCTTTCGAATCATACTCCGTATTTCCTATAACAAAAAAAGGATTATGTTGCTCATTATACTTATATCTGAATATGCTTTTTTCAAAATCCTTAAAAGATTCATCATCCTTAAGGGATAGAGCCAGCAATCTATCGAACCAAAACAAATAGGGTTTATTTTCCTTCTCTGTGGCATAATAGATGTATTCCAATTCTGTCATAGATATTATTTTAGCGTCTGGAATACTATTTTTATCTAATGTAAGACATTCACTAAATGCATTAAAAAGCATATAATCTCTTACAGTAACCGGATATATTTTTAAATTTTTATATGGAACAGGTTCATCAAAAGTCGTATAAGTAAGTATAGACATAAACTACCTCTAAGCCGAATATGTTGAAAAAATAATTTGTTTACCTCCAAAGGGAAGCTGACCAATTTCAAATAATCTCGAACTATTATCTGCCATTTTGTCAAATGTAAGTAAACCTAAACCACCAACATTCACACCGTTAAAAAGTTCTAATAATTCTCCCGCAATTGTATCTATACGAGTTTGATAATTTGAAAGGTGATTAATTTTATAATGAGAAAATATTTGCATACTTACCTCAATATATCCAACAGTCCTATTCAAACCAACCGCATAATAGGGAACAATTCTCAAAAGACTTATTTCTTTAGTATATACATCGGGTTGCTTGTCATCCATAAAAACACGGTAATCTGTTGTGTCTGCTTGACCGTCATAGATAATAGCCGCCTTTTCTTCTTGTGTTAAGTCATCCTCTTTCCACGCATCGGGTCCAGAATACTTTAATAACTTCCATACCAATTGATTATTATCCATTAAATATTTAATGCAATTATAAGATAAAACTGGAAGTTGTTCAAAATTATTATATGCATCCGAACCTATATTTGGGGTATCTATTGTCATTACCAAGCTCCCTTTAATTCTATATTTATATCTCTTGTATCCGTACCGGAAACACAGTTTACAGTAAGATAAGATGACACATCTTTTTTAATATTAGAAATTGTAAAGTTATGTCCGTTTACAGCAGTGAATGTATAATTATCTTCGGGTACATCGTTTGGATTACAAGTAAAAGTAAAATTATCAGGTTGTTGCACTCCATTTATATATAAATAAACAGAATACGATTGTGTTACTCCCTCTAATACATAATTTTTATCAGGTAAAATAACAATTGCCCTATTATCACTCGGTGTATCCGTAACCAAAACATTACAAGTATCCTCTTCCGGGTTGTCACTTAAACTAACAGTTATTACACATGAACCATTAGAATTAAATGTAACCAAACCAGATGAATTAACATCGGCTATACTTGAGGAAGATGTAGACCAAGTAACATCTCTAGAAACGGTTTCTCCATTGTAGGTAATACTCGCATATAATTGTAATGTATCACCGGATAACCCTTCTATATTATCTTCATTGAGTTCTATTGTATAGAGGTTTTCATAAACATCGGCAATACCGTTAACTGTGTCATCGAGTTGTTCGTTGACATAATCAGCAATCAAGTCTAATGTTAAAACTTTAGCAGAATCATTGTCATATGTTGTATTATTTCTAAAATCATTAATACCTGTACCAATTACTTTATATCCGGTCCAATGATTTTGATTTCCAAATAAAAAGCGTTGATTCGGGTCAATAAGATTTGTTCTACTATTAAGTTGTACTTCGATATGTAAAAAACCACCGGGAGTCATAAACGGAGACCCCTGCGTAGCATAGTTTCTTGGTTCTTTAACTAAATAATCTATAACACATGGTTCTTCATAATATTTTCCCGTATCTTGGTCAATCCAACGAAGTGTGTTGTTACATCTTCTTATTGTGCATGTACCTGTTAAGTTTTTAACATATTCTGTATTTGTTGTTAACCAAGTACTACTGTCAAATTTATACAATCTTCCCAACTCGATATTGTGGTCTATTTCTCTAAAAAATAAGGTTTTCCAATCATCACCAAGTTTTAAACCAGTTTCCGCATTAATAACGTGACTTATGCGGACATCTATGTTAGTGTATTCTTCAGAACCAAGAACTGTTTCTTCCTCCACGGTCCACCAGTTTGATGCGTTGTAGAATTGTTCATCTAAAGTTTGTTGAAATAATTCTCTATATTCACTTTTAGGTTCTGCACCTTTTTTAGCACTACCTGATATTGATGCGGGGATGTATTTATAAGTATAACTCATTTAATCCCCCTTAAAACTTTGGTTAAACCAATCATCCCAACTGTTATTTTTATATTCATACTCATTTAGCATTTGAGCGCAATCTTCTTTAACAATATTTAAATACTTTACTTTTTCTCTTAAATTTTGAGCCTCCGAAGCTATTTTGAAGTCTCTATCTGTAATATGCAAATTCATTTGAGTTATATTGTTAACTTCTCTTTGTAACCAATACTTCATCATAAGTTTCGCTAAAATGAGTTTATTTTGTTGAGTTAGGTCTACACTAAAAACATCTGTTGTTGTATTAAATGTTAAATCTTGACTACACATTGAAAATTCATTAATTGAATAAAGTAACCATGCTTCCAAATATGTATCAAAATCATCTTCAGACGTATTATATAAATCAACAAGGCGATAATCTTGTACATTCATCATAAAGAGGTCGAAAACCTCTCTCGAAGTTGTTGCCATCAGACCTCCTTTTTGTTAGGTTTATTTGTCTTCTTCTAGAAGAGCTTTCTCGAAAGCTAAAGAGTCTTGAACTTTTTCCCGAATATCGGTATCTGAAATTCTAGATATTTTATCTATAACGTTTAAATTAACGCTATCCGGGTCTTCTTTCATTTTTTCAACTAATAGCTTTACAATTACCTCTCGTTGTTTGTCATTAGCACTTTCATATAATTCAACGCATTCCATGGTTTTTGTATCAAGAATTTTTTCTATTTTTTCTTTGTCTAAAATTTTATCATAAACATCATTTAAACCGTGTCTACGAATAACATCTTTATCCATAATATAGAAAAGTCCCGAATTTAAGAAATTAGGATGTACATCCATAATATCAACAAGTTCACTATATAAAATGCGTTTAATTTCCCCAAAATGAGTAAATTTCTTAATTTTTCCTTTACCCATACCTTCTGTAGATAAATTCAAAGTCCAAGGAATTAAACTCATAACGGAAATATATTCATCTTGGCGTATATCTCTTGGGTAATCAGGTTCTTCAACCTCTGATACTTCTTTATCTTTATTTTCAAGAGCATTTTTAAGTTGTTTTTCCAACTCTGCCATTCTAATCTTCATTTGGTCAAGTTCCGATACTTCTTCTTTTTCCCATGCATCATCTTTTGCAACAACTGAAGATTCTGTCTTACCTTTATTAGCCATTTTCTCCTCTAATTTTTAATACTAAAATTTAAATTTAATTTGAAAGGGGTAGACAAAAGCCTACCCCTTTTTTTGTTAACTGATATTAGAGAGTAATTGTTGCGGCAACGGCATTAGTGATAATACCTGTACCCCAACTCTTCCACATTGTAGAAGTTTGCACTAAGTTTGCATTAGCGAAAGTATCGCTTGTGTTAGCGAAGGTTGAACCCTCTAATACAACTTTTACAATTTTGTCTGACGAAGGTGAAATAATCCAAATTCTATCGTCATCCAATTTCAAACCGAAAGGTGTTTGCCAATCGGCAATTTGTGGTAACGCCATGATATCTGTACCTAAGAAGTTAGTTATGTAGCCTAAGCGTACATATTCACTATCTAACTCGAAGCGATAGTTTGCGTTTGAAGGCAAAATATTTCCTAAAGCTACTTGTGTACCGATAGCAAGAGGTCGTACTCCACCATTCCACGCACCAACTGTTTGTGACAGTCTTAAGAATTCTGACTGACTCCAACCAGAGGCTAATAGTCCGGTGCTTGCTGTGCTGTCGAGAGCATCTAAAGCGGTTTTGAATGCGCTATAAACGTCATATGACATTTCGACTTCGAATGAGCGTACCATCTTGGTAACTAATTCTGCCAAAGATTCTTTTCCTGCTAAAACCTTCATAAGAGAAACAAAGACGGTCATTTGTCTTAGTTCTGGAAGAATAGTTTGTTGCCCTCTGTATTGCTTTTTCAATTCGGTTGTTCTTTTTGAACGACCACCCTTGGAAACAACAAACAAGTCTCGAGGTGCAACATCAAATGAAGCTGAATCGCCCCACCCAATTGTTCTTACTTCTGAATACATGCCGATGTTCTTAATAATTGAATCCGGTAATACCATATCAATCATGGCAGAAACTACAGCAAATGCCGCCCATGTTAATTGAGGATTTCCGGCCCATGTTTCAACTGGAAATTCATCAAAGTTATTAATACCAGCAACACGCAGAATTTCACGTCTTAATGCGGCATTCATTTTTTCTTCTTTTTCAGAAAAAGAAATTTCCGACTTAGTACCATCACTATTTGTTACATAGCGTTGGTATTCTTTACTGCCATCATTTTTCTGTTGAGAAAGATAATGGTTGTAATAATCAACAAATTTTTCATAAGGGGCAAGATTTGCCTTACCCGCAAAGGTCAATACGTTGTTAGGGATTTTCATAATATATACCTCCTCCTTTTAAATAATTTTTATATAGATACGCACTCAAGTTCGTATGCGGTTACACGTTGGTCATCAATTGCGCCTGTAGCAAGAGAAATATATTTTGTTTGCAAATATTTAAAGCACAATCCGGTGCTTCTCTCATCACTAACCCATAATAGTTCAAAGCTGTCTGCTTGACCACATGCGTATGTGTGACTATCGAATGTATTTGAGAAAGCGTCTGCGGTAACTAAAATGATATCCCCAACTTGAGGCTTGAAAGCAGAAAAGACCTTGTTATCTTCATTGTAGAAATTGCGTGGGTCAGGGTCTAATCCCTTATATTTTGAAGCTGTTAATACAACTTCGTCTCCCGAATATGCCATCCACATATCGGTAGGTGATGCTGAACTTGCTTGAACCAGTTCGAAAACTTCTGTCAAACTGCCCGAAGTGTGTTTTGAGTCAATCTCAAACACATTACCATTGTCAATAGCTGAAGCACTCGCACCCAAGTCTATAACGCTCCGGTTTAAAGAGTCCACATTCATAGCCATGACCATTTCTGGAATTAAAACTGCATGATTAGCCATAATTTAACCTCCTAAGTTAATAAATAATTAAATATTGTTTTGACCCCTAGCTCCAAAGGTCTTTTTCTTGTTTACGAGTTTCTCCACCTGTAAAAGGCATCCCAACTCTAATAACATCTGATTCGCTCTTTTGTACAACAGCGAACTCAAATGACTTTGCCTTGCACCAATTCTTCCATTCATCAATATTCTCAAGAGAATATTTTTCAGCTTCAGCAAGCATTTCTTCTCGAGCTTCTTCCGGGATAACAACTTTTTGGCTTAGTTCTTCAAAAGTTTTATCCACTTCAAATGCTTTCTCTTTAGCTTCCATTTTTTCTTTAAATTCACTTAAACTTTCGTTTTCGGTTGATAATTTAGAAATTTTTTCAGACATAAGCTTAATTTTTGAGAACATACCGCTTAAAATAATTGCGGGGTCTGCTTCTTTGCCTTTTTCTGTTTCAGCTTTAGCTAATTTAATTTCATCAACGTCTTCAGAGAATAATTCGGATACCTCCTCCATACTGAATTTATCAGGATATTCAAAATCAGGACTTTCTTTCTTTTCTTCCTTATCTTTCATCATATCTTCGGTATCTTTGTCTTTCATCATGTCTTCAGTATCCTTTTCGGAATCATCTTCTTCATCTTCCTCTTTGGAATCTTCTGCCATTTTTTCCTTATCTTTTTCTTCTCCCATGTATGTTTCGCCAGAATCTTCTTCTTTATCCTTTTTATCTTCTGCCATTTCAAGATGAGCTTTAACTTTAGCTTTTTCTTCTTCAGTTAGCTCTTCTTCATTTGCATACATTTCAAGAAGGGTATCTATATCTTTCATAGTAATCTCCTTTTTATCATTAGACATATTTTCTTTTTTAACCCATTTGCCATCAACGACTTTATGTGTTTTTTTGAATTGAGCAATAGCAATTGCCCACCCGTTCTTTTTACCATCAGAACCAACTGAATCGGCTACTCTAGCAATTTGATTAGCCTGTCCTAAAGTAATTGGGGGTTTTATTCCCTTTAATGCCGGATTCATATCGGATTTAGATTTATAAGGAAAGGTAAGTAGCTTTTCTTTTTGTTTTTTCATCTCTTCTGCAAAGGATTTAGCAACCTTAATATTTTTAGAAGATTTTTCCTCTTCCTCTAATGCTCTCTGATATTCTTCTCTTTCTTTAGAATATGACATTATCGTTGCACCAGCATTAGGAATTGCAGGAGTAACATAACTTCCTAAAATAGTAATACCCTCAAACCTGTAATCTAAAAGCTCTGTTTTTCCTAATTCTTCATTTTCCCCAATATCGTATACTAGCATCTCGACACTAACAGGTTTTTGCCCACCATCCCTCTGAAAGATATTTAGTAACTTACCAGTATATCTTTTCCAAACATAAGCGATTGTAGATAGCATAGTTCTACCATCCGGCAATTTTTTAGATTTTATTTCACTAGCCTCTGGTACGAAACCACAAGGCACTTCATCTTCATCATGGGTGTAAACATCATCTAAAATTTCATCATATTTCCATACCAAAGGACAATTTTTAATTGTATTCTTTGTACGCTCCAATGTTTCTTCAGATACGTATAAATCGTGAAGATTTTCGCCGGATGCAAAAAAATCTAAAGATAGAATGGCAAAATTAGAATCTTCGTTTTCATTAACTAATTCAATATCGTCAATGGTAAAGCTTAATCTTTCATTCAAGTCTACCTCCTTTCCAAAGGATTATCCTTTAATTTTTATTGCTTAGTAAAAAGAGAAATTACCTTTAGATGAAGAGGCATTCGTTTAAGGCATTCTCTTAATTCCTCTGTATCAGAAAAATAAAATATTTTCATATCTTTGTCATATCCCAAAATAGGTAAATGACATTCATACATTAAATATTCCATTACTGGTTTTTTACATGTATATTTATCCTTTATAATATTTGGATTAGTTATCATAATTTTTCCTTTAATAAAATTGTCATTTTATTATACTTCCCCACCTCTCGGTATGTTAGTCGCTGTTTCCCGAGTCTTCATACCTTCTTCACCTAAATCATTCAAATCCTTTTGGGGTCTTCCTCTTTTTGCTTCTTCAGTTGGACCACTTGCGGTTGGAGGATTAGGTTGAGGTTGAGGTAAAACATCTTGCATTTGCTTTGTCATAGAAACAGAAGGTGGTTTTAATAAATCCATAAAACCAGTTGCATCAGTTTCAATCATATGTCGTCTCATGTGATGTGGCTTCATACCGATAGCCGCCGCTATTTTTTGAGGCATTACAATGCCTTTGTCAAATAAACGTAAAGCATAATCAAGTCTCTTATCACGATTTACATCGAAATTTGTACCTTCAAATCTAAAACTGTATTTGAAGTACTCCGTTTCTTTATTACCGAAATAATTCATAAAATCTTCAAATTGTTCATAAGTCGAAGACATCATTTGTTCGTCTACATTAAGACTTAATTGTGTTTCAATAGCATTTGGCTTTACATCACTGCTAAATATAAGATTTGTATTAATACCACTCGATGCTAAAGCTGTTCTAAGATATTTGTCGTATAAGTCATTGTTAGCTTCAAATTCAATTTCTTGTAAATCTTCCAATGGAGCAGATGCAATATTAACTGAATCAGATAAAGCTGTTTTGACAAGGGCCATAAATTTACCCAATAAATCAGGACTAATCGCTATGCTGTCTTTAACAGTAGCTTTTATATCTCTGTCTAACAAAGGCACTTGCCCCATAATAAGCTTACTTGCATTAGCCATATTTACATTCTTTTGTAAATTTCTCATTAAACCTTGTAAAACTAAATCGTTAAACAGAGGCGTAAAATAAGGAAGCAAAGTTGCAAGCTCGGGTGTTAACTTAAAGACAACACCAACATCAGCCGGAACATCTACCCAATCAGACCAAGAGGATGACCCTCTTAACTCTGGTGCGATAGACGGAATATAGTTATCGCTTTTATATCTTTTTTCATAAGATTCTTTATATTTTTGTTTAAAGAAATCAGGATACATATTTACATCAACACCGGGTTGAGTAAACCAATTCATATCGAAACTAAATAAAAAACCATGTCCCCAACGACCTGTTATTTTACAATATTCAGCGGGTAATTCTTGTAGGACGTATTTTTCTTTTAATTTACGGAATGCACCAAAATAAGCATCATTACGAAGCATTTCCCTGATAACAATTCTAAACTCTTTTTTGTAATCAAAATTATCTAGGAAATCTTCGATAGATTCCATATCTCTTTTAAATCTAGGCTTATCGTAATCTTCTTTTTCTCCATCATTTGTATATGTAATGTCAAAGGCAAGCATGTTTGACAAATATTGCAACAGCCTTTTATAAACCATAGATGAAAGTTCAAAGTTTTGAGAAAACTGTCTTAGCTGTTCCTCATTTTCCTTTGGATTTTCCATAGCCTTTGCCAAAAGAGCTTCTGTTGCTTGTTTTGGATTAAGGTTTAAATCTTTCATTCTAGCATTTATCATAGCCGGAGACAAATATGCTTTTCCAAACATATCAGACATAGCATTGGCAAATCTTACAACATCCCAAACTTCTTGTTCGGTAAGTATATTTTCTTGATTTTCTGCCATATAACCTCCTTCCTAGTAAACGAGACTTACGCCCAAAAAGGCTTCTTCATCATCATAATCCGTATAGTTTTCTTTCAATAATTCTGTATCCATTAAAGACACATAATAATTTAAATAACTACATGCGGAATATCTATCTTTTCTTGCGCCCTCTGGTTCTTGTAGTTTGATTAAACCTCCCGCACCCTTCATATCCATTTCTAAAGATATTGATTCATTTATTAACAAGCTTGTTTGTATATGGGCTTGCAATAAATAAGCACGAAGGCTTAAATCATTTTGGTCAAGTATGTCTGCATTACCAGATTTTATTAAGAATTCTTCTTCTGTATTGTCGTCTACTAAGAAACGTACTAATTTAGATTTTAGTCTTTCTCTGAATTTAACAGCAATCAAAGAATTTAAAGCACTTGTAGCATATATAGGGAAGACACATTCTTTCGCCTCTTTACCTAATGTACGATTTTGTAAATCTTCAAACATCTTGTTATCAATATACTGTCTATCAAAAGGTGTATTGAGTACAGTGTAAGCAGGATATTCAACCCCTCTAGTTTCATCTTTTGTTACAGAAACCAAAGAGTCATATACAGATATACCCGCATTCGCTGTATCAAGAACCATTATATCGCCCTTAAATTCTTCAAAAATTTGTTTTAATCTTAACGCTTGAAGGGTTGTATTTTTACCATGGTGAGACTCTATGTATACAATATCTGTCACCCAACCCTTCATACTTGGTAAAAGTCTAGCGCAAACAATAATTGTATTATCGTTTGTAGACCCGCCTTTCATAGCAACATCTACACCTATTATTCTTATTTCGTCTCGATGTTTTGGTATATCGTAAATATTTTTCTTTCCCATTAAAAATATTTCATCACGAATTGGTCTCCAACTGCGTTTTATGCTTCTTCTAAATAAATGCAACTTATAAAAAGCGTTAGCTGAAGAACCGTAAGGGATATTTCCATATTCCATTAAGAAAGTAATTGGGTCCAAATCCTTTTGTTCTTGAATCATTTGTTTCTTTGTTTTGATATTGTGTCTTATAGAAATCAAATAATCAAGGAATATCGCTTTTACATCTTCACTACCATTTGCTAATTGTCTTAAATATTTTTTAACTTCAGCATACCATTCATGCGCCTTATAGTGTGCGCTTGTGATAATAATTTCTTGCGGTTCTTCCCTTAATTCATCTATTTGTTCATATTTTGGGTCTTTCATATAAGGGGGTTGTCTGCTTACAAGGAAAGGTCTAATAATAGCATCGATAACTTCTGTTGGAATTAAACGTCTTTCTTCCAATACCGTAATATTACTGCGATGACCTCTACCAGCTTCACCAGAAACAACAACATTTATTTTAGAACCATTTTTAAAAACCATTTCCCAATTATTTCTGTTAGATACAATTTTTACAGTTTCTCTAACAATATTGGGATGGTCATCATGCAAAGTTTGACATTTCTCAGATATAATCAAACCCGCCTGTGCTTTTGTAGACGATGCGAGTGCAATCGTTGTGCCGGGATATAAGATGCATCTAGCTATAGCATAAACAGCAATAAGCCAAGATTTAGCACTTGCCCGACTAGCAATACCAACAAATCTTGTGCCTCTCGGCATAAGATTTACCCAAAATCTTTGATAAGGATATAGATGTACACCCATATAATGCTCAATAAAAAAAGAAGGATTCTTTCGATAAAATGTCACCCAACTTTTAATTCTGTCAATTTTCTGTCTGCTAAGTTCTTTATCCGACAGCATTTTGACAGGCTCATTTTGTTTTGAATAGGGCTTCATATTCTTCAAAAATGGTGTCGAAAGATTTTGCTTCTTTTTCTTTGCCATTTTTAATCCTCCGCATTGAGTTTGTAATCTATATCGTCTTCCTCTTGATAAAATTCATCATCATCAAAATCTAATTCCGCATCATCAATATTAAAATCTTTACTTAAAGTAATAAAGTTTTTTAAAGGTCTTACAATATATTTTTTGAAATACTCGTCAACATTCCCTACATCACGGTACATATCTCCTCTGGGGTCTGTTTCCAACCATTGAGCAGGTTCTTTTTCTTCAATATCCTGTATCCATAATCCCCAAGATTCATCTGTATCGTTATCACCCTTTTTATTATCTTTTGGAGCTATTGACAAACTACTCATTAAATCTCTAAGTTCTTTTGCTAAATCTTTTGTTTTCTCACCGTCTGCTCTTGTTTGCTTTAATTCAAGCATTGTATAGCAGACTTGCTTCAAAAGAACAATTTCAGCATATGTATCCGCTTTATGAGTCTTTTTAAATTCAGCAAATTGATACTCTAAATATTCAATTTCATCTCTTTGATATTCATTTCCCCAAAAGTTAATTACTTCTTGGGGTATTGGAATTTCATCTATGTTAATTTGCTCCTGTGTAAAGATTGTTCCCACATCCTCATAAGTTTGGTCAACTTCTTTACTTTTATCCATGGATTTCTTTGTAGCAATAAGTTTCATTTTGTAAATACCAAAAACAGAATGAATATTTTTTCCTTGTTCTTGAAGGGTATTTATGTGTTCTCTTGTTGCCGACATAGCATCGTTTGAAAAACGCACATTCAATGTTGTACATAATTTATGAATTGACTTCTCCATAGATTGTGTTTCTTCAAAGATTTCATCATACATATCTTGTATGCAACTTTTGCAAACACTCATGTAACCATTCGCATCTACAAAACCACAATCCACATTTGTATAAAAATTTCGTGTGGGAAGCAATTCCTGATGTCGTCTACAGTAATTATATCCTTCAGGTAATTTTTCTCCCATAATATTTTCCTTTAAATTCTAAAAATTCTAATAAACGTATCGTTGCTATGACCTTTTAATCCTGTTTTGGAATGAGATTCAATTTCTTTTAAACCAAGTTTTGTAAAAACATCATTATAGTTTCTTGCCCACGACCTCACACCTTGGGGTTTTTCGTTTTCTATAACCATTATAATTTTTTTAGATTTATTTATCATTTCCTGATGAATCCAATCTGTATCATAGGGTAAATGTTGTAATATTCCCTGTGTAAAAATACAGTCTTGTTGGGGTATACTTTTTATAGTATCTTCAACAGTTCCCACTGTTACAGGTATACCTTTTAAATAAGAGAATGTTTTTCTTCCTAATTCTACAGCATCTTTGTTTATTTCAACCCCAGATAGATTTTTAAATCCCGCCTCTTTTAAACCCGCAAGATTTCTTCCTGTTCCACAACCTAACTCATAAATTGTATCTTCAAATTCGAGATATTTTTTCAGGGTATTAACAATTAAATTAGTAATGCCATCTAAATCTAAATAATAATCAGGTTTGCATATTTTCTTAACTGCTTCGGATTGATTGCTTTTATCTGGATTTTTCCAAAAATCATGCCTATCGAATTCTGTGTTTTTTACCATAATGTTTTTTTTCATTTTATCC